GCGCAACCACAATGGTGATTGCATCAAACACCGTCACAAAGTCAACTGTTGCAGGTCAAGTCACGTTGACAATGCAAGACATGGACTTCACTGACCCAGCAGCAATGAACCTCATCCTCAATGACCTTGCTGGTGAGTACATGATTGCAACCGACAACATTGCAGCAGATGCACTTGTTGCTGGCAAAACAGCATCAGGTTCAACATGGACTGTTACCGCTGGTGACCCAACATCGTTGATTAACTCGTTGTATGACGCAGCACGCGAAATTACTGAGGACTCAAACTTCTTCCCAACACACTTGTGCGTATCGCCAGACGTGTGGGAAAAGTTGGGTGCACAGTTGGATGCTAACAAGCGCCCAGTTTTGGGTTACACCACAAACGGTGTACTTGGACAAAACTCGCTTGGTCGAGTTGGCGGTCTTGCTTACACAGCAATGGATGTCATGGGCTTGACGCTTGTAGTTGATAACAACTTTGCCTCTGGCACAATGCTTGTCACTTACGCACCGGGCTTTGAGATTTACGAAGCACAACAAGGTGTTTTGTCAATCGCCAACCCAAGCACACTGAGCCGCACGTTCTCTTACTACGGTTACTTCTCAACATTTGTTGCTAAGTCATCGTTCATTCAGGGCATCGTAATCGCTTAGTCTGTAGCGGACTTAGACCGCTATGGCAACTTACACAACAGCCAGTAAACAACTTATTGCTAACTACGCGTGCATTAGCACGTTAGAGGAAGCAGAAATTGTTGTTGGCGAAACCATCACCGTTAGTGGATTGGCTGCGCCATTCTCAGGCTCTTTTAAGGTGCTTGACTTACCGCAGTACGAGTTTACGGGTGTAGATCCAACGACTGGCGAGTTTCAATTTAACCCTGAGGTTGCTCGACCTAACCAGATCATTTACGCAGCTACTGGCGCAAACGTTAACTATGTTGTTGACTACACAGGCAGTGTGGTGCATACACAAAACTGCACTTGGGTCACTGTGGCGGCGCTCATCACATATCTAGGCGTAACAATTACTAACCCATCAGATGACTACACACTTGCCGAACAAGCACGAAACGCTGGCAATGATTTTTGTTATCGCCGTAGGCAAGAGGCAGGTTACTTTGACAGCCTTACAACGTCACCGGGTCACGATGTCACGCTAGGCACACTGATGTATTGTGCCGCTTTGTGGCGTAGTCGAGGCAGCATAGAAACCGCTTATGCAGCGTTTGACACGATGGGCACACCAACCCAGCAGTCATTGACACCAATCGTTAAGCAATTGTTGGGTATCCCCCGACCAGCGGTTGCCTAATGCCTGCACCGTACACAGACCTCTTAAACGAGGCCATAGACGATGTAGCAGCCACGCTCACAGCCGTTAGCGGCCTCAGAGTGGTCACAGACCCAACACGCCTTGTGCCCAATTGCGTGTTTTTACTCGCACCAAGTTTTACAACATATGCAGGTAACGGCAACATTGTGACTATGGATTTCCCGCTTAAAGTGGTTGGCTCTGGGCCTGCAGGGTTGCCAGTGCTACGTGAGATTTTGCAAGTTGTCGCATTGGTGCTGGCATCTAAAGTTATTGTGCTATCTGGTCAACCCGGCACGATTGACATTGGCGGCGCGTCATACCCTTGTTACGACCTAACAGTGAAAGTGCAGGCACAAACCGCATGATCTATACCATTGCATCTACAAAACTTGGCATTATTGGTGACCCGTTTATTGCAGCTGACGGCATCAACGTGGCAGCGCTCTTGTCTGGCGGTTTCATTGTTGAGCAATCCACACCTAAACCTAAAAAACCTGCTAAAACTAATACAGAAACCAACGAGGAGATTTAACCCACATGGCTACCAGCACTTACCTATCTAACCCAGTAGTCACGGTTAATGCCGTTGACATGACAGACCAGACCAGCGCATCAACCCTGACTCGCGTGATCGAGGCATTGGAAAGCACATCGTTTGGCAAAACCGCACGCGTCTATGTTGGCGGCCTAGAAAACAGCACATTGACATTGACGATGTATAACTCTTTTGCAGCGTCAGAGACTTACGCAACTTTGGCTGCACTTGTTGGTACATCTACAACTGTGACGATTAAGCCAACTAGCGCGGCAACTAGCGCAACAAACCCAATCTCAACCTTGACAGGTTGCTACCTAGAAACTTTGCCAATTGTTAACGCCGCTTTAGGCGCGCTAGACACAATTGACATCACGTTTACTGGTGGCGTGTACTCAGTCGCAACGTCTTAAAAACAGCCGGCAACGGCCCGACACGAAAGCAGGCACATGAAAGTTAAATTAGAATTAGACCTACAAGACGGGCGCGGCAAACGCGTTATGACCACAAATATGTTTGTGGTATGTGAATGGGAAAAACTAGAAAACCGCAAAGTCTCAGACGGTAAAGGCATCGGCTACAGCGACATCGCTTGCTGGGCATACCACCTCTGCAAACTTGCTGGTGACTCTGTACCAGACAACTGGCGCGAATGGGTCAAACAGCATCCCAACATGGATTTAACCTCAGTTGATGAGACAAACCCAAACCCTACAGCGTTGGCACTTACCGAAGACAACTAGCAGAAATGCTGGTAGCAGTAGGATGGTGGCCAACGCACATTGAGTTTGACACACGCGACCTCACTACGGTGATTAGTGTTATAGAAAAGAACAACAAAAAAAGGTGAGTTTCTATGACGGTCAACACAACAGTTTCTGTGGTAGGCGTAAAAGAAACTATTAACGCACTTAAAAAGATTGACCCACAGCTGCAAAAAGACTTTAGAGCGCAAGCCAACGAGATTGCACAGCCAGCAATAAACGCTGCAAAAGATGTTTATACGCAAGTGCCGTTGTCTGGTATGCAATACAAATGGAATAGTCGAGGCCGTCAACTGTTCCCGTTTACCGTGGCTAAAGCCAAGAGCGGTGTAAAGTTGCGCATAGATACCCGGCGCAATGCTGTAGGCGTAATCCTGATCGAGCAAAAAGACCCAGCAACAGCAATCTTTGAGACTGCTGGCCGTGCTAACGCAAACCGCTTAGGCGATCAATTGGGTTTTGTTGGCCCAGGTCGCACCCGACTAATTGGGCCAGCGGTGTACAAAGCGCGGCGAGGTGTTGAGGAACAAATGAAAAATATGATATTGGACACCGCACGCACAGTTAGGCAGGCAATGTAATGCTGTCTATTCCGATTATTTCAGAGTTTGACGGCAAGGGCATTGACAAAGCCATCAAACAATTTAAGCAACTAGAAACAGTTGGCGAGAAAGCACAGTTTGCCATTAAAAAGGCAGCAGTCCCTGCCGCTGCCGCGCTGGGTGCAGTCACTGCGGCTCTTGGTGCTGCAGTGGCTGCAGCTGCAGAGGATGAGCAACAAGCCGCACAACTTGCGTTGACATTAAACAACGTCACTGGCGCGACAGAGAAACAGGTTAAAGCAACTGAGGACATGATTAGCGCTATGTCGAGGGCTACCGGCACGGCTGACAGTGAATTAAGGCCTGCTCTGGCGGTACTTGTGACTGGCACAAAGGACATTGCTACAGCAACAGAGGCGTTGTCGTTAGCACAGGATATTGCTATTGGGTCTAACAAGTCGCTTGCTGAGGTTTCAGACGCATTGGCTAAGGCTTACGGCGGCAACATGAAAGGCTTACAAGCCTTGTCACCAGAGATTAAAGCCATGATTAAAGATGGCGCGTCTCTCGATGAGGTCATGAATGTTCTTGGTGGCACGTTTGGTGGTGCAGCCGCAACTGCAGCCAATACCGCTGCAGGCAGATTTAAGATTCTTAAAAACTCGTTAGACGAAACCACAGAGTCAATTGGTGCAGCGTTGCTACCTATTGTGCAAAAGGTGTTGCCAGTGCTACAAAAGTTTGCGGACTGGGCACAACAAAACCCACAAGCGTTCTTAGCAATTGCTGGTGCAATTACCGCAATATCTGTAGCGATCTTGGCAGTTAACTTTGCAATGGCACTTAATCCGTTTACTGCTATTGCGGCAGGTGTTGCGGCGCTTGTAGTTGGCATTATTTACGCGTATAACAAGTTTGAGACATTTCGCACAATTGTTAACGGCGTGCTTAACGGTCTAATTACTGGTTTTGAGATTTTTGCTAACGCATGGATTAACACCATCAACTTGATTATTCGAGGCATGAACCTGCTTAACCCGTTTACCGACATTGCATCGTTGCCAACAATTAACTTGCCCAACATTGGTGGCAGTAGCGCTGGCGCATCTGTTGGCTCTGGTGCAGCACGTGAGGGCGGTGTTGGCGCAGTACTGGCAGGTATGCCGGCTATGCCGTCTATGCCTAGCCCTGCAGCACCTATGGCTAGCGGTGGCGGTGGCGGTGGCGGTGGAAGTCAAGGGCCTAGCTTTGGCGGCAGAGTGAACGCGCTTACAACATTTGGTATAGCAGAACGTATTGCAGCGCGTGATAGTAGTGGCGTAACTATTAACGTGGCTGGCGGCATCTCATCATCAGCCGATATTGGCAGATCAGTAGTTGACGCGCTCACACAGTACACACAGGTTTACGGGCCACTCAATCTGGCGATCAGGTAATGGCTGGTGTAAGCGTCATCACTGGCGGCACATACCTGCTGGAATTGTCAACAGGTTACGACTCATCAGCGTTTTACTTAGACGAATCAACACTCGACGGCACTGCTGTGCTTGATGGTGACGGCACGGACTTTGTAGAAATAACAGATGTAGTACAGCAAATTAGTATTCAGCGCGGTAGACACAAACCATTAGACGTGTTCGGGCCTGGCACAATGTCGGTGTCAATAAGCGTGCCAAACACAAACCGTGCTTACGACCCGTTTAACACATCTAGCGTTTATTACAATCAGTTAACAGAACAGCCGGGCCTAGCCCCATTGCGTCAAATACGATTAAGCCGCAACGGGCAATATTTGTTTACTGGTCGAGTGACTACCTACAACCAGCAATACAACATGGCTGGTTTAACCTCATACCAGATCAACGCTGCAGACGATATTTATGTGCTGTCACAGGGCAGTTTGCCCCAAACCGTTACCAGCGTACAAACCTCATCAGACCGCATTACAAGCGTTTTAAGCGCTGCAGGATACACAGGCACTACAAGCCTTACAGCCAGCCCTACAGCCACTCTGGGCGCTTATACAATCGCCTCAGGCACAAACGTAAACGCCTACCTAAACCGCATACAGCAGGCAGAGCAGGGCCGCATATTCTGTAGCAAAACAAACGTGTTGACGGCCCAGCCAAGAACGGGCACAACGCTGGCAGCACCAACCGCCACGTTTAACGACACTGGCACAGCCACACCGTATGACAACATCATTGTTGAGTTTGACCAACAAACCGTAATAAACAACAGCAACATCACTATTGAGTCTGGCGGCACATTACAAAACGCTAACAACACAAGCTCAATTGCTGAGTACTTTACCCAGACTGAGGCCATTACCGACAGCCTGCTAAGTAGCGATGCACAAGCTGCAACACTGGCAAGTTATTTGCTTTACCCAACACCTAAACCCCGTTTCACCAACGTCTCAACCACATTTGCCAGCCTTACCGATGCACAAAAAACAGCGTTAGCGCCTATTGAGATTGGTGACACCGTGACAGCCACCAAGACGTTTACCAGTGGCACACCATTAGCCATTACCCAAGACCTCAGCGTTGAGGGCATAGATCACGTCATCGACATGAACACCGGACACCGCATGACCCTATGGACATCAGCCACCATCGTGTTAAACGACTTCATACTCAATGACGAAACGTTTGGGGTGCTATCTACCACAAACGCGCTTGCGTGATGTAAAGTACGATTATGCCAAACGAACAGACCTCAGTACCGTTATTTGTGGCAAACACGGTGCTTACTGCATCGCAACAAAACCTGAGTGCTGGCACAGGCGTACCAGTATTTGCAAGCACAACTACACGTAATGCCGCATTTGGTGGAAGTAACAAAGTGTTGGCAGAGGGTCAACTTTGTTATTTAAGTGATAGCAATATTGTGCAGTATTACGATGGCGCGGCGTGGGCAACTGTCGGGCCTGCAACTAGCAAAATTGCACAAGTTGTGCAAGCAACTTACGCCACTGCTACTGCGTCATCTTCTACAAGTTATGTAACATCAGGTTTAAGTGCATCTATTACGCCTACTTTAAACACTTCTAAAATATTGGTTATGGTCACAATGCCAGCAAGAACAGAAAACTCTACTGGCGGTATTTATTGCACACTTTTTAGAGGCACAGTTGCAGGAACAAACTTTTTTGGCGCGCCGGGTTTTGGAAGTGTTTACACAAGCGCATCAAACGACACTCAAGCAGGCTTATCTGTAAATTATTTGGACAGTCCAGCAACAACTTCGGCTACTACTTATACGGTGGGATTTAAGTCAACCGCAGGACAAAACGCAGTTTGTCAAGTAGGTGGCGCAACTAGCAGCATTACTCTTATTGAGGTACTCGCATGACCGACTATGTAGCAGTTTTGACAACAAACTACGCAGGCAAAGAGTGGTGGATTAGCGGCAACGACTACGACACACTTGACTGGCTAAGTGACAGCGTAAAACCAACACAAGCAGAATTAGATGCACAATGGCCAGCAGTTGATTACAGCAATAAAGTGCTAGCAGTAGAAACAACACGCCGAACACAATACGAAGCCCAATCAGACGGCCTGTTCTTTGAGTGGCAACGCGGCACAAACACCCAAGCCGCATGGGAAGCCGCAGTGCAAGCGGTAAAAGATGCAAACCCGTACCCACCTAACCCTGCTGGCTAGTTTTGTGTTTGCACTCGTCCTGACCGCTTGCGAAACAACACGAACCAATGCACCGCTTAAAGTACGCAACACCGCGCTAACACGCTGCTCGACTATTCAACAATGCGAAAGGCTCGCTAATGACTAAAGAAAGATCAGAGATTGAGCAGTTACACGCACGCATGATTGTGTTTGTTGGCTGCACAATTGCAGTGACCTTTGCAATCACAGTTATTGGGTTTGTTTACGGCTTGTTGTTTGTAACCCAACCGTTAGAGCAATCACCAAACGATGCACAATTTATTGACTTGCTATCCACGTTGACTGTGTTTATGACTGGCACGTTGTCTGGACTTGTTGCCGCTAACGGACTTAAACGAAAGCCTGCCGAACCTGTAGCACCATGAGTGTGATACCTGCCAACCCTAAAGTCATCGGGTCTAAGCCGTACACAGGTAACAGTGACGGTGCAGCTGCAGGCCCACGTGCAGGCATGGACGAATGGATACGGCAAGCCATAAAGCATGGCGGTGGCGCGTTCTGGAATAACGGCTCATACG